GAAGCAGTGAGCCAAACACAGCAGCGGGCAAAGGCTGCAATGCTGTTGCAGTTGGCTGACACGCATCCAGGATTCGACAAGTATCAGGTTATGGTGAACTTCTTGGAAGTGCATGACTTCGAGAATGCGGATGGGGTGTATCCTGACCCCAATGGGCCGAAGGCAGTGCCTGCACCAGTCAATCCGAAGGTGGAGCTGGAAAAAGCGAAACAGGCCCTCGAGGTGCAGAAGCATCAAGATGAGATGCAGTTGGCAATTGCCGAGATGCAAGGGGCACTGAAACTCAATGAAGCCAAGATCGCAGAGTTGCAAGCAAAGGCGACGAAGGAGTTGTCGGAGGCGCAGGGAGTTGACACAGGACACCAGATAGCACTGATTGAAGCGCAGATTGGGGCTGAGAAGGCGCATCATGATTCGATAGTCAAGGCTCTGGGGATTTTGCAAAAGCATGTGGAGATGCAGCAAAAAGCAGCAGAGCAACAGGCAGGACAGCAACAGCAGCAAGCAGCACCAACAACCGCGGCACCAGCATCAGCCGCTTAACTAGCCAACGGAGTTATACACTATGCAACTGAATGACCAAGACAGGTATGAATGGGCACACCATCCAGTAACTCAAGAGTTCATGAAGAAACTCCAAGACAGTCTGGAAGAGGCGAAGGATGCCTGGGCTGCGGAGCAATTCGTAGCAGCCACCCCAGAACTCTCCATGCAGTATAATGCAACTGCACTCGGTGGCGTGAGAGTGTTGAAGGAGTTACTGGATCAATTTGAGACAATGAAGTTATTTCAGGGAGGGATCGGAGAATGAAAACAAATGCAAACTATGCGGAACTGCTCGGGGCGAAGGTGGCACCCCCAGAGAGGCCAGCGGCCTACACCCCAGGATGGCGGGCGGCGAAGGGCCCTGCGGAAGGCAATACGTCAGGCTTCAGCGCAACTGGCCACCGGGTGCTTCTCCTTGGCCCGCAGGCAGAAGAGGTTACAGCAAGTGGCCTTATCCTGTCGAGGAAAACTGTCGATGAGAATAAAGCGACTGCGGTTTTGGCAAGGGTAGTAGAAATTGGGCCTGATGCCTGGAGCGACAAGAGCACGGACTTTGCCCAGGTAGGAGACGTGGTGCTCATTGGGCAGTATGTCGGGAAGTTCCACAAGAGTGAACTGGACGGCCTGGAATATCGCTTTGTGAGTGATTTGGATATAATCTCCAGAGTGAATTGGCCAAAGGAACTGACTGGGCTGTAGCAAGGGGTTTCTCACGTGGATTACAACAGAGTAATCCGCACAAGAAACTCAAATTATACTGAATAAGAGGATACAATCATGCCAGGTGAACAAAACGTAGTAGGTACGGCAGGTGCGCCAGATGCAGCAAGCATTGAAGCGGAGCTGGAAGGTCTTATTAAACAGAAGGAACTGGGGGAGGGGGAAGGAAAAGGCGGTAATGCCACTGCTAGTGCCACTGCTAGTATCTCTGATCCTGCTGAAGCAGCTGAAATCGCCGAAGCCTCTCGCAAAGGCTGGGTGCCCAAGGACAAGTACAAAGGCGATCTCAGTAATTGGGTAGATGCAAAGACCTTCAATGAGCGTGGGGAACGGTTTGTTAAGACTCTGCAAGCAGACATTGCAGCCCTAAAGGCCCAGCTTGCTTCTTTTGAAGGCACAAAGGCAGCGTTTGTCAAATTTCACGAAGAGGCGCTCGCTGCGAAGGACGCAGAGATCAAGGCCACCATTGCTGCAATGCGTGTGCAGCGGTCACAGGCAGTCCGAGAAGGGGACGATGACCTTGCAGTGCAGCTGGAAGATCGAATTGACGCTCTCAAGGCACAGCAGCAGGAAGCTAAGGCGATTCCAGCGACTGCCCCTGCGGCTCCCACGACTCCCACGCCCAGCCCTGTCCTCACTGAATGGATTGCAGATGGAAATCAGTGGTTCGAAGATGAGCCAACTCTGCGCGCCTATGCTATTGCACTCGGCGACGACATGGTAAAAAATGGCGAAACAGCTAAAGGTCGCAAGTTTTTAGACATGATTTCAGCGAAAATGGCTGAGGAGTTTCCCAGGCGCTTTGCCGCAAAGGCAGCTCCCAACCCTCACACAGTTGAAGGCGCTGCAAATGCCTCCAGCTCAAGCAATAGTAAGACAGAGCGTGACCTGCCCCTTGAAGATCTGAAATTGATGAAGCAATTTGTCAAAGAAGGCTGGATGACCAAGGAGAAGTTTCTCCAAAGTTACTGGGCACGAAACAAGTAAGCCGCACAAGCGCAAGCGCAAGCAATAGTCATCGCAGGCAGCGCCTGCATCCACATAACACAAGCAGGAGATTCACATGGCAGAAGTAACAGGGACAATGCAAAGGGGAGCAGGAGTAGAAAGTGCCGCAACGCGAGATGCAAAGCGTGTGCAGGCTGCCCGTGAGCGTGCTGGAAACTTTGGCGGCCCCCAACTCAAGCTCGCAGTTAATGGCTCGGTAGCAGGTCATCACTTGTTCTGGGTCAACGATGACGAAGGTTCGCTGGAAACTCACTTGTATCAGGGTTTCAGCTTTGTGGAACCGGGCGAAGTTGGCATGGCGTCCCTGGGGATTGTGGCCGACAATGATCTTTCCAATCGGCTGAGTCGCTATGTGGGTAAACGTGCCGACGGCAGTCCGATGCGAGCATATCTGCTGAAATGCCCAGACGATATCTGGGAACTTCGGGAAGCCTCTCGGCATGCACAAGCAGATGCATGGGAAGCTGATATCCTCCGTGGGCATAAAGCTCCTGGAATGGGGCGTTATACTCCGAAGGGCACCAGTACCTCCATCAACCCTCACTATGAGCAGCAGGTCGGCGACGACCAGTAGGCTCTACCAATCACATCTCAGGAGATTCTTAAATGGCAAACGTAAACAGCCCTCGCGGCTTTGTTCCATCCCGTTACCTCGACGGTTCGTCGTGGAATGGTGCTGCGAATATGTACTATATTCCGGCCACTGACAATACGAACCAGTACAACGTTGGCGATCCTGTTAAATCTGCGGCAGGAGCTGACGCAAACGGCATCCCGCAGGTGACGAAGGCACTCGGTACTGACACTGTTCGCGGTGTTATTGTCGGGGTGCTGGCCTCGACTCCGAATGGCCAAAGTCTGGTGGGTACGACCTTGGACTTGGCCACGCAGAACATTCCAGTCGCAAAAGCCCGCGACTATTATGTGCTGGTAGCTGATGACCCCTCCATCATGTTTGAACTCCAAGACGATGGCCTAAACGCACTCACCGCCGCCAGTGCCAACAAGAACGCCAGCTTTACTGTGGTGAATCCTACGGCGCCTCAGCAGAACTCCGCAAGTGTGCTGAACACCGCCAGCGTAGCCACCACCAGTACATTGAATTTGAAACTGGTTGGCCTGACCCAAAAGCCTAATAACGCCTTTGGCGCATATGCTGTCTGGAACGTTGTGTTTAACATGCATGAACTGCGTGGTGCTGTTGCTGGCGTGTAATCGTCGCTTGACTCACGCTTGTCTCTCAATCCATTAAAAGGAAATCAAAATGGCTGGAATTATCAACACGGGTAGCTACCCAAAGGCACTCTGGGAAGGCGTAAAAGCCTGGTGGGACAGTGCCGCTGCTGGCACACCTCAATACGCCCCGCTGCTGTTCAAGAAGGAAACCAGTACCAAGAACTATGAAGAATATGTGCAGTCTGTCGGTCTCGGTCTGGCAACTGTCAAGCCAGAAGGTGCTCCAATCTCCTTCGATGGGATGCAGCAAGGCTTTGTGGTTCGCGGCACTAACGTGGCATTTGGCCTGGGCATTATTGTCACTTACGAGGAACTGCAGGATAACCTCTATGTGAAGTTGGCCAAAGGCCGTGTGGAGGCTCTGCGCCGTGCATTTGCAGAGACCAAAAACATCAATGCGACCAACATCTTCAATCGCGCGTTCAATGCCAGTTACAAAGGCGGCGATGGTGTGAGCTTGCTGAACACCGCTCACCCGAACTTCTCCTCTGGCACTTGGGCTAACAAGCTGTCTGTGGACTCGCAGTTGTCGCAGGCGGCCATCGAGGACATGCTGATCCTCATGATGCAGGCCAAGAATGACCGTGGGTACATCGAGCCGCTGATGGGGGATAAATTGGTTGTTCACCCGAACAACTACTTCAACGCTGAACGCATCCTCGGTACTCCGAAGCAGGTTGGCAGTAATAACAACGACATTAACCCCATCAACACCCAGGGGCTGTTGCGCGGTGGTATTGTCAGCAATCCGTACCTCACCGGCACTGGCCCGTGGTTCATCACTACCAATGCGGCAGAGGGCTTGATCCATCAGGAACGTGAAGCTCTCAGTATCTGGGAAGATAACGATGCTGACACTCGCAACTTCAAGGTTGGCGCGTATGAACGCTATACGTTCATCTGGGTTAATCCTCGTGGCCTGTATGGTAGCAATGCCGCCTAACCAGTTTGGATGACTTGATGCAATTATTTGCGCGGATTACTCCATCGTAATCCGCGCAAATTTCACCTTGAGGACTGACCTATGCAATCACTGACCACCCGAAGCCCCAATGGCCTGACCAATGCAGCTCCTTGGCAGGCCCTTGGCAATTTTGGCGCCCCTGATCCCACTTGGGCACAGCTGTACGCCAATGATTTTATCACTTACACAGCAGCTGACTGGACGATTACTCTTGTCGGCACTACTCCCACGAACGCGCTTACTTCGGCTGATGGCGGAGCACTGCTCACCACAACCAGCACAGGTGCAACGGACTCTTCCTTCCTGCAGCTTACGACGGCCTCCTTCAAACTCACCAGTGGCAAACGTACCTTCTTCAAGTTCGCTGGCGCGCTCTCTGACGCTACTGCTTCTACGTTCATTGCCGGCCTGCAGGATATTGACTCCACGCCTCTCGATGCTACTGATGGCATTTGGTTCCTGAAAGCAGCGGCGCAGACTGGCTTTGTACTAAAGTCAGTTATTGGTG